AAGAAGATCATCCTCGAAGCTCTCGCGCTCGACGATCTGATCGCCTTCGAGTTCCTTCTTGATCGGAACCGGAATGCCGCGAATCTTGAAGAGCTTCCGCTTCTGATCGACCGGAAACTTCGGATCAACCCGCACGTCGCCGAAGAGCGTATTCCGTTCCGTCTCGAAGCTCACGCCGGTTGCGCGCCGGATGCGCTCGCACGCCGCTTTGAGTTCGGCGTATGTTTCCTCTTCCCACTGCCCGAGAAGCGATTGATCGAGCGGAACGCCGTTCCATTCCATCTCGCACACGGCCGGAATCACGGAGCTTTCGAGATCGTAGACGCGCCGAAGATCCTCGTCGTCGATCCGGCGAAGCGTTTCCACGTCGAGCAAATCGACAAGCTCAACGTCACGGATCGCATACGGAGCGACCACGTCGCCCGGATAGTGCTTCATCCGCGTTTTGTCGAACGTGATCCCGCCGGCCGTTTTGATCTTGCCTTCGACGCTGGGCAAGAAGTCGCGAACGAGCGCGTCGAGATTGAAAACGTATCGGTTGTCGTCGAGAAGCGCCGCGTTGTATGCCACGTCCGAGAACGTGCAACCCTGCTCGGCGAGATTCGCGCCGAACTTGCGGATCATGTTGAGATCGAACTTCGTCTTAACGTTCGAGACGTGAACCCCGCGAAGAGACCGCGCCCACGTCAACGCCTGATCGCGCGTGCAATTGTTGCCGCTCGAATGCCCGAACGCCGCGTAACCGCGCTCGCCCGTGCCCGGCAAGAGCCACGCGAAGCCGACAGGCTCCGCGCCTTCCCACCATCGCAAGCCGTCAGTTTCGCAGTCGAGCCGGATCGCTTTGTGTTGACCGATCTCAGGAAGCATCTTGTTTGTTGAGTTCTGACAGAGCGAGAGTGATCGCCGCCGCGCGCAACGGATTCGTTGTGCGCCGAAATTCGTTCATGAGCGCCGCGCGTGCGAGCCGTCGAGTCTCGACCGCCGGATCTTCCGGCTTGTGATCGGCGTGCTCGCGCTCGTCGAGCCGTTGCCCGGCCTGTTCAAGCATCCGCTCGTATCGCTCGATCTGTTGCTCGAAGAAGCTCGAATCGTCGGAAAAATCGCGGTTCATTCTCTATCCCGTTCGCCGAGCCGCGCCGCTAGAACCTTGTCGTTTGCCGCCGCGCCTGTCGGCTTGAGCTTGTGAGTGTGATTCCAATCGAACCCCGAGAACTTTACCACAAGCCCGGCCGGATGCCAAGCCGGATCATACGTCCGGTCGAATGCCATACGGAGCCGCCGCCGGAGCCGAGCGAAGAGCGTCGGCCGCGCGTAGTGCTCGAAGATCCGCTTCTCGATTGCCGCCACGCCGCCGCCGTAGAGCGCGAAGAAGTTTCGCCGCTTCGCTTTCTTCCGGCTGATTCCTTCGAGTGCTGCACGCGCCGCGTGAATGTCGCGCACGAACTCGGAATCGTCGAACGTGATCGTCGTGCGCGGAAAGATCGGTTCGTTCGGGAACGTGAACCGCCCCGTAATCGTCGTCTCGCGTTTCATGATTCAATCAACCGCGATCACTTCGAGTGCTGCCACTCTCGCGCGCCACTGTTCAAGCTCGCGATCTCGGCCGCTCGTGATCGTCGGCTCCGTTGCGAACGGCCCGTGAACTAACGGCCGCTCTTTTGTTGTTGTGCGCTTTACGAGTCGCCCGGCTCGAATCATCTCGAAGCCGACGCCGAACCGGAGTTCACGCGCTTTGACCGTCGCCGCCGCCGTGCATCGCGCGACGAGTTCCGGATTCAATCCGACGAACTCGCCGGCTTCCCGCTGCCACTGTTCGAAAGCGTCTCGCTCGTTCACGACTGCCCGCCCTTCTTGATTGCATCGAATATATCACGGCCCGTGATCGTCACGGTTTCCGCGCCGTGCTTGAAGATGATCGTTCCCCATTGCCCGAGATCGACCGTTAGCTGTCCGGCCGCGTCGAGCTTCGCCGGCAGTTTACCGGCGAAGAGCGCGAGAACCGCGAATCTGATTGAATCACGTCGAGTCATGCGCCGGCCTGAACCTTCCTGATCACGTAGGCTCGCGCGGTTTTCGGAAGCGTCACGTCGTTGTGAATCTCCGTCGCCGTGTCGCGCCGCGTGATCTTGATCCGTGTCTCGCTCGCGAGACGTTCGAGCGGAGCGCCTTCGAGCAACCGCACGCGGAACCCGTGACCGTTCATCTTGTGCAGCGTGAGCCACGGCCGCGCGAGATCGATCCATTCGTCGAGCCACGCCACGCCGCCCGGCTGCACGGCCGCGCCCTTGACGATCTCGACGCCGTCCGCGAGCGTCTTGTTTCGTCGGCCCGGCCTGTCATATTCCGCGAGCGCAAGTCGATACTCGTCCAATCGTGATTCAATCACGCGCCGCGTGTCGGCCGGCAGTTCGCCCGCGAGCGCGAGCGTGTCTCGTTCGATCCCGATCAGGTAGAACTCTCTCGAATGTTTTGCAGACATGATCTCTCCGGATGAAGAAAGGAAACGACGACGCGCGCCGCTTAGCGCGTCACGGGATAGGAACGGCCGGACACGGTTTCTCGGACACGTATTGATCGCGCCGGCACTCCCGCTGATAATACGGAGCCGGATACGAGCAACGTTCTTGCGTCGTGCAGATCCACGGCCCGGCCGTGCTCGGCGAAGTCGGAGACGTGCAGCCGACACACGCCGCGAGCGCAAGCAACCCGAGAATGAAGAGCAACGAGAGCGCGAGCGACCGAGCGACGAGACCGCCGACGAGAATTCCGTATCTCATGATCCGCATTCCTCAGTTAAAGCCTTGCCGTAGACCGCCGGGAACCCTTCGGGCGGTTCCGTGCAGACTACCGCCGGCCGGTTGCATTTGTGACAAAACGCATTCACGCGCCCGGCCGTGTCTTGCTTCCGCTTGTGCCACGGCCCGAGATCGTGACCGAGAGCGCGAGCCGTTGCCGCCGCTTCCTTCTTCCGGCCGGCAAGCTCGCCGAACTGATCGATTGCTGCTATGTCCTGAACGATGCGCTTCGGCTTGTCTCGCGACATTGCGAGAAGCCCGCGCTTCCGGTATGCCATACTGCACGCCCCTTAGAACGGAGCCGCACAACCGGCCGGCGGATTGACCGGCTTCGGCTTGCGAACTCTGACCTTGTGCCCGCTGTCGTCGTCGTTGCCGCCGTGTTCCGCGATCAGAGCGTCGGCCCCGGCCGCGAGCACGTCGAATTGAGCCGGCGAGAACGTGCGCCCGTCCGTCGAATGCGCCGCCGGAGCCGGAGCGCCCGCCGGAGCCGCCTTCGGTTCGTTCGTCCAACCGAGCGCCACGAGCGCCGCCGTCGTGCGCTCGCGCTCGCGCCGCGCGTAGTCGCGAAGCATGATAACCGCCCGGTTGATCGCGTCGGCCGCTACGCCGCTCATGTCGCGCCCGTAAAGCGCCACGCTCTGAGAGCACGCGAGATCCGCGCTCTCGGCATCGAGCCGCGCCGGAACGAAGCCTTCCGTCATGACAAACACGATCACGCGGAACGAGAACGCCGGCCGATCCTCGTCGGCCCGGCGAAGCTCGAAGATTGGGAATGCGGGAAATGCCATTTTCGTAACTCCCTTAGAGTGAGCCGACGCGAACAACAAGGTTCTTCAGCGTCGGGAAAAGTGAACGGATGAAATCGTAAGTCGCCGCGTTGTGAACCTCGTTCGAGAGTTCGACGAACGGCAAGTTCGCCGAGACCGGAGACGGAGCCGAGATCGTTACGCGGTAGTCTCCGGCTTCCGTCACGGAGACCGAGAGAAGCCGCCCGAGACCGCTTCCGGCACGCTGATCCGGATTGTCGGCCGTGAACTCTGCCACGAAAACGACCGTTTCGCGAAACTTGTTTGTCATGCCCCTTACTACTGCACGCGCCGTGCCATATGGGAATCGTCCGATTCGCTTAGCGTTTGGCGCAATCGCCATTCTGTAACCGCTGTCCGTGTCCTGTTTTCGTGTCTCGATTTACAAAAGTGAGACACGTTGACGAAGTCGCCCGCCACGCTTCGCCGGTATGGAACTCTTGAGAGCCTCACGAGTAGCCGCTTCCATACGCCCCGCTCGGAGTGTGCAACGCGCTCGCGTCTCGGAACCGCTTTCAAAGCTCGACGAGCCGCGCGCCGTTGCCGGTCGCTACTGACCGCGTTTCTTTTCCTTCCTTTCGAGTTCGTCGATCAACGGATTGATCCATGAGTCGCGATAGATTCGTGTTCGGTCTCGCACATAGTCGGCCGGCTGCAATGCGCGCGACTTGAGATCGTGAACGACAAGGTTCAATCGATCCGCCGCGTCTCCGATCTTCGCGCCCACGTCGGCCGTAAAGACTGCGAACTTGTGATCGTTCGAGCCGCGCTCGACGCCTTCGACCGCTTTCTTTGCGATCAGATTCAAGTCGGCTGCCATCTGTCGAAGGTTTGCGATCTCGCCGTCGAGCGCCGAGAAGTTCGTTTCAACCGTGCGTTCGCCCATGCCGGACGCAAACCGCTCGAAGTTCACGTAACCCCGAAGGATCTTCAGGATGGTTGCCCGGCCGCGTGTTCGCGATCTCATGACTGCCCGCCTTTCAAATTGATTGCCGCGATTCTCGGATCGGCGTTTGGCGAAACGCACACGCTCACTTCGAGCAAGTCGAACCGCGTGATCCGCTGCACGTCGTCGGAGATCGGCCCGTCGTATACGACGCCGCGCCCGCCGACTGCCGGATAAAGCCCGTCGAGCCGCGCGAGAACGTCGCCGTCGAACTCCGCGATCACGTTGTCGCCTTCAACCGTGATCCGCGCGTAACCGAGAACCGGCCCGTCGAAGTTCGCTCGAACCGGCACGCGCTCGGCCGGCTGAATGCTGCCCGGAGCGAACGCGAGACCATCGGAGCCGGGCACGCCGTCAGTTTTCGCAACAAGCGACTTCACGACTTTTTCTCCGTCAGAAATTGCGAGACCTTCGACGCCCAACCGATAGACCGGCCCGCGCAAAGGATCTCGCCGTTCGGCATCACGACGACTTCGAGGTTGTAGATCGTCGGCATGTCCGGCAGCCTGAACGCCGCCGGCTTCGTCGTCGCCGGTTTCGGTTCGTCGTCGCCGCCGTTTTTCTTCGCGCTCATTCTGTTTGCTCCGTCATGGTTTCGCCGCATTTCTCGCAAGTGAACACGCCCGGCCGCGCCGTGACGACTTTCGACTTGCAACCGCCGCCGCACACGTAAACGAAAACTTTCTTCGCCATGTCGCCCGGCTCCGTTCTTCCGGTTGCCGGGAGTATAGCTCAGCCGTTTACAGAGTCAAACGGAGCCGGCCGAAGTCGGCCCCGTTCGTCGAGCACTACGCCGCCACGAGAGCGCGAGCCGCTTGCATAGCCGCGTCCTTGACCTTCGCGTTGTTGCCGAAGAGCGCCGAGAGGTTCGCCGACTTCTTCGCGCTCGCCTTCTTCGCTTCGGCCGGCCGGACATGGTCGATATACTCGACGACGCCGTTGTAAACCGCCCAAGCCGACGCGCTCGTTCCGTCCACGTTGCCGAACTCGCGAGCGCCCTTGCCGTTGTAAATGCAGTCGATAACGCGCTTCTGACGCTCGATCAGCTTGTTGCTATCCTCGTCGGCCGGAAAGAGGTTCGCGACGAACTCGGCGATCTCTTCCTTCGACATTTGCCGCGCCGCGAGCGCCGCGTAATTCTCGCCGCTCTCGACGAGAGACGCCGTCATACGCTCGATCAGTTCGGCCGCAACCTTCGCGCGATCTTCAATGCTCGCCGTGTGGCGGAAGCGAAACATGTTTTCGCCTTCGCTCGTCGCCGCGTCGAGCGTGTTCTGACAGACAACGCGGATCGGCGTGAGCTTGCCGAAGTAAGCCGTTTTGCCGTCGTGCCCGAGAACGACGAGGAAGTAACCGTTCACCTTGTCGCCCGGAACCGGCTCGACGCTTTCCGGCATCTTCGCGAGCATCCAAACGCGCTCGCCCTTGCCGAGAGCGCCGGCCGCTTCGATAGTGACGCCGTATTTCTCGCAAACCGTGTCGAGCACGCCGAAGCCGATTTCGTTCGAAAGAATCGTGTAGCCGTTGCCGACCGTCGAGATCAGTTCCTTGTCGAGCATCCGAACGACTTGCTGAGCATCTTCGACGAGCTTCAGATCCGCGCCGTCCTTGACATACATCGGCTGAAGCTGAAGATCCCAATTCGCGAGATTCGCCGCTTCGAGCGCCTGAGCAACGCTCGTGATCGACGACAGCCGGGTTCCGAGATTGTGCCACGGAGTAGAACCCTGATAGACCATCGCGACTTTGCCGTTGACCGTTGCGAGATTGTGAGCCATTTTCGAAACTCCCTGTTTTGCCCCGGCTTGATTGCCGGCAACGCCTGTCTATATAGCACGCGCCATGCCAACCCGCGCCGGCCCGGAATCCTTAGCGTTTCGCGTTTTCCGGCCTGAATCGAGCGCCGGCCGCGTTACGTTTTTGAAAGTCCACTTACAAGCCGAACTTGTGTCCCGTTTTCGTGTCTCACTGATTCCGAAAATAGGACACTTCAGAACCGCGTCTTGTGTCGGCCGGCGTCCGTGCATCCGGCTCGATGTTTCACGAACCGGCCCGTTCTGAGCGCACAACGGACGCACGCGCCACGCTTGCCGGCTTCCACGATGGTTGCCGCGCGCCGTTCCTCGTCGGCCTGTCGGCCTTCCTCGATCCGCCGGAGCGCCGATCTATGGTTGCGCTCGCGCTCGGCTTCTTGCTCGCGCCGCTGCCGCTCGACCTTGTAAAGCCGCTCGGCTTCCGCCTTCGGCATGTTCGGATTCGCCAAGCACCACGGATTGACGCACTCGCAATTGATCGAGATCACCGCGTCGGGAACGTCCGGCCCGTGTCCGTTGACGTAGACGCCCGAAGAACAGAACGGACAATTGAACCACGGAAACCCGCCGCCGTCGTTGATCTCAGCTTCGCGCATGTTGCCGAGCACGTCGAGAACCGCGATTCGATGCCCGGCAATCGGGAAGTTCGCCGTTCGCGCCTGAAGCGTTGTAAGCAAGCTCATGATCAATCTCTCGGATCGAGCACGTCGGAACTGTAGCGCCGGAACTCCGGCCGGCTGATTTCTAGCGCCGCGTCTACGCCGAACGCTTCGGCGTAGACTTGGAGCGCCATTTGATCGACGCACTCGTTACCGATCATCAGGTTGACGAGACCGCGCGCCGCGTCGTATTCGATCCTCACTTCTTCGCCGCCTTCGCTTCGAGCTTCGCGATCACTTCTTCCCACGTATCGCCCTGAGCTTCGACATGGAAGAACGAGATTCCGCCGACGCCGGAGATCCGGCCGGCCATGAACTTGTAATGCAACGCTTCGCCCTGAAACGAATCGACTTCCTTTCTGAGCTTCCGCCGCTCTTCGAGCAACGCTTGAAAGTCCGGCACGTCGAGCAATTCCTTTTGACGCGCCGTGATCTTCGCGTCGAGTTCTTCGCGCCGCGTCCGAAGGAACTTCAACGACTCGCTCGCGCGCTCGCGCTTCTCCGGCGAACTGATATCGCCGCGCACGTCGGCCGCTGCCTTCGGCCCGAGTAGCTTTCGGATCTTCTTGAACGCCTGATCGCGCGTCATGACTTCGCCCCTTTCTCGTGTCTGATCGTTGTCTGCAAGTCGCGCCGCCCGCCGCTGTCGAGCATCACGAAAAGCCGAAGCTCGACGCGCTCGCCGAGCGCCCGCTTCTCTTCGATATACGCGCTCGACTCCGACGCCGCGCGCTCTATCGCGCTTTCGAGTTCATCCGCCGCGCCCCACGAGCGCGGCAGATCGGTTGCGTCGAAGCCGGCAACGAGGAACCGCCGCCGAACCGGAACGTTGATCACGCGCGTTTCGCTCATGACTTCCGCTCCGACAGCGTGTAAACCTCGTTGTTCATCCAATCGTCGTGCTCGCGCATTTCCTGATCGTTGTCCGGCTCGCCGTCGTAAGGCTCGTCGGGAATGTCGAACGACTTCGGCTCGTTGCCGGCCGGCTCCGCGTTCGTGACGTAGAACTTTCCCTTCGGATGGTTGCTCGCGCCGTCTGACAAGCCCGCGTCGGTTGTCGCCGCCACGCTCGCCGCGTAGTCGTCTCGGTTGATCGGCATGTAGCAGATCGATCCCATATCATCGATCACCGCGTCGGCTTGCGCGTCATACATGATCCACTTCCACGAACCCGAGAGCGACCGCGAGAAGTTCGCCTTCGCGTTCTTCACGGCTTCGGCCGGCGTCGTGCCCCGGCCCCATGTGTTCGGCCCGATGCACAGATAGATCCGCTGATCGGCCGTGCTCTCGGACGCCTTCGCCTTGCCCGCCGGCCCGCTGAGCGCCGGCAACGCCGCGAGCGCCGCCTTTTCTGAAACCCGCTTCGCCATGTCTCGATCTCCTTCCCGAGATGCCGGCCGGCGTGATTGCCGGCCGGCCCGCTGTCGAAGCTGTCCGGACGCCTTGCCGGACTATCGGGAACCGCGCCGCTCGGCTCGGTTGTCTCGAACTATTGCAAGGACGCTGCCACGTCGCCCGGCGTCCTAGCGTTCGAATCTGACCGCTTGCCCGTCGTCGGCCACGACGACGAACGCGCCGTTCTCGCGCTCGATGCGCGACGGAACGCCCTTGTCGGCCGCGAGAACCGCCGAGAAGAGAAGCGCCGTCTTTTCCGGCGTCGTCGTTTTGATCGTGGCTCGAAGAATCATGTTCTCCCTTTCTGCACGCGCCGTGCCAACCTACGCCCGGCCGTGATGCCCGTTGATATCGAAGAGAATTTCACGACGCACGCGCGCCGCGTTCCGGCGTGCTGACAGTTTTCGCGTAGCGTCTACGTCAACCGTAACCGCCGCCGCGTCGATTCCCGTCCGACGCTCGAACCTGTCGCGCGCTTCGTTCTCGCTCTTCGCGTTGACGATCTCGAACCCGCCCGCGAACTCGACTCGGAACGCTTTGTTTGTGGTCATGCCCTGTATAGAAGCATGCGCCGTGCCAAGTTCGGCCGCGCCGATTCCTTAGCGTTTCGCGCGAAACGCTCGATTCTCGGCCTGTTTTGGCTGACGAAAAACGGCAAGGTGACAACAATTGTTGTCACTCGCCCGGCCGTGTCCGATCCTGAGAATCGGCCGCTCAAAATCGGACACGTCGAATCAACGACTTACAGCCGACGTGTTCCGTTCCGATGCGCTCGACGGCATCCATATGCCGGCGTTTTGATGCGTTGCCCGGCGTTCTGACGTGGCACGCCGCGTGCAATAGGGTAAGGCATGACAACAAACCTCGAAGTCGCAAACGAGATTCTTCGGCAGTTCGGCGGATCGCGCTTCGTCGCCATGACCGGAGCGCGGCAGTTCGTCGGCTCGGCGGATTCGCTCCGCTTCCGTATTCCCATGAAAACGCGCGACGGCTCGAACGTCGTCGTCGTGACGTTGCTTCCAAGCGACGAATACAGATTTGAAACTTACTCGTGCCGTGGCTCGAAGATCACGCCGAAAACGACCATCGAATCCGGCGTGTTCTGCGACACGCTCCGCGAGACGTTCGAGCGCGTGACCGGCTTGTATACGAGCCTGTAGCCGAAAAACGTCACCGGCTGACAACAATTGTTGTCAGTCGGCCCGGCGTTCGCCGTTCGCGAATCGAGAATATCGAATGAATCCGGCCGGCCGCGTGTGGCATGCCGCGTGCAATAGGTGAGACCATGAATTACATCAAGCGACTTGAAGCCGAAGCCGGAGCGAAGGACGCGAAGATCGCGAACGTGCAGGATCAGATCAACGCCTTCATTACGTTTTTGCACGGAGACAAGTTCGCCGGATTCGAGAGCAACGGAGACCGGAAGGATTGGATCTCGACCGCCGACGTAATCGAGCGGTTGCGCGAGATGCGCTCGGAGCTTCTATAATGGACGCGCCACGCTGCCCGGAGTGCGGTTCCGTCGTCGAGATCGACGAGCACGCCGAGACCGAATCGCCCGTGTGGAAGCCGAACCCCGGCGGAATGCCGTATATCGAAAACGTGATTCGACCTGCAATTGTGGCATTCTGCACCGGCTGCGAATTCGCCGTTGAACTCGATTCCCGAGAAAATCCGCGCACCTGAACATGGCACGCCGCGTGCAATAGGTGAGAGCATGACCAAACAAGAGATCGCCGCCAAGATCGCCGCCGCCGAGCACGAACTGAACGTTCGCGAGATCGCCGCCGGCAACCTGTCCGGAATCCCGGCCCGGCAGAACGCCGCCGCGATCTCGACGCTTTACGACCGGCTGAACCATCTTCATATCGAGCGGATCGAGTGTGCAGCATGAAGAACATTTTCGAAGCGATTCGGCCCGGCTCGCGCGTGACCATCGTTGACCGCTTCGGCGTAGAGCACTCCGGCCGCGCCGTGATGCGCGGCCCGGCCGGATGGGTTCTGAACATGGGCGGACGCCACGGAACGCCGGCAATCGCCACGCCTGAGAACGTCCGGCAAGTTGACCGGCTTTTGAAAAGGAAGTGAGGAAGTGAGGAAAGCAACGTTTTTCGTAATCGCCGCGCTCGTCGTGTGGTTCGTGTGGCAAGCCGGCCGGACGCTCGACCGGCTTTCCGCGCGCCGCGCCACGGAGATCGAGAGCGTGATCAAATGAACGTGCAGCGTAAGCCCGTCGAGCAAGAGCACGAGCGCCGGAGCGGAGACCGGCGGAAGCGCGAGCCGGATCGCCGGTTCCGCGAACTGACCGAACTTGACGATCCGGTTATCCGCGAGCTTCAACGACAGGTTCGAGAAGCGAAGCCACACGAACCGAAGCCCGGAGATCCCGACTACCTCACGCCGCGCCAAGTCGCGCGGATCAAGCGCGAGCGCAAAGAGGATCAGATATGAGCCGCCTTCGGGTTCCCGTTCGTTGTTGCTGCAACCCGAGTGTCGTTCTCGGAACACTCGTGATCGACCGCGACTTGTGGCACGTCGGCAGCCGGATCGAACTCTGCCCGCGCCGCGCGCTCGATCTCACGTTCCCGCCGCCGGAGCCGCACTCAGACGGCCCGGAGCGCGTGACGCTCGACGTTGCCGAAGCCTATAACGGCCGCTTTCCCGGCGTTCGAGAGCGTGCCTTGAAGTCAAACGAGACGCCGCTTGACGTGTTGCGCCGCGTGCCCGGCTTCATCGAGATCGACCGCGTGATCGAGATCGGCTCGTGCCCGGCAACGACAGAACCGTAACGAGACACGTTGCACGAAATTTCGTCGGCCGTGTCTCAGAAAGGAACTAGCAGAACCGTAATTTGAGCCGTCCTAACACACTCGTTGCCTGTAACTGCACGCCAATTGCTGAGCATAGAGCTTGCTACTTTGGAAGCCGGAACCCCTCAGCCCGAAAAAGGAAACGGAGACATGGAACAAGTAGCACGCGAGAAACGCGCCAAGCTCGAAGCTGGAACGCTCACACTCGACGACGTTCGAGAACTCGCGCACACGCTGATAGATCATCTCTTCGACGGTCTCGACACTCACGACGACGGTTGCGTTGTAGGTTGCAAGGTTCTCGGAGAACTCGTCGAGAAATGCGAGAGAGCCGGCGTCGTCGTTGAGACGCCCGCCATAATGCACTAGCGGCCCGCTGTCTGTTCCGTTTTGAACATTTACACCGTTGACACGCCGCGCGAGACGATCAATGATCCTCTCGCGCGGTCTCTTCCCGCCGCGCTCTCTCTCGCAATAAACAAACTTAGTTACAACGAGCACGCCGGAAGAAGCGCCGGCACTACGGAGAACGTGTGTTCATGTCACGACGATCAACCGAGCGCGAGCTTGTGAGCATCCTTCACGGCCGCACCGTCTACGATCTCATTCACGCGATGGTCGAATACGCATACAACCGCGCCGCAACTGCCGACTCGCTCGACATGTCGGAAATGTGGGAAGAACTCGGCCGGCGTTTGACCGCCGCCGAGAGCAAAGCGCGCGGTCTCTAGCCGCCGTCGTCGCAGAACAAGCCGGTCACGCGGAACGGAGCCTTCACGATCTCCGACGTGCCATCATTGCGCCCGACGCCGCAATACGCGACGTTCTCGCCGCATGTGTTCGGCTTGAAGTCGAAGCGGTTCGTCACGGCCGCGCGTGAGCCTTCGAGATCGATCTGAGAGCTTCGCTCGTCTGCTATGCCGGCTTCGAGAAGCCGGTTGCGCTCGTCGCGCGGAACGTGGCAGTAGACGACGAGTGTATTTCCCTTCGAGATGATCGGCCCGTTCACGAGCCGGATCGCGAGCTTGTCGGCTTTCAGGTTCTCGCGCTCGATGCCGGACGCCGGCAGAACGAGAGCCGGCACGAAGCCGGCCCCGATCTGTCTACTCGGTAGAAGCTCGCGCTCTTGAGCGTGCGTAAGCACGGACCAAAAGCACACGAGCGCCGCGAGCGTGAAAAGGAAGCACGCGAGAAGGACGCGCTCGCCCGCCGTCATTATCTGATCCTCGAAGTGAGCAAGCCGACGCCCGCGCCCGCGAGCGTGTCGGTAAGCCAGTGTTTACCGCCAGCGATGCGAAGCCCGCCCGTCGAGACAGCAAGAGGAACGGAGAACCCGAGACGCGCGCCGCGCGCCGGCCCGAAGTTGACCGTTGAGAACGCGAACGCGGTATGTCCGCTCGGAAAGGACGCATACGGATCGGAGCCGCCGCACACGCCGGCTTCGGTTCCGCCCGTGAACGTGGCGTTCGCGTGACACGGCCGCTCGCGATGCGTCAACCGTTTGATCAGTTCGACCGCTCCATACGTCGCGCCGAGCCGGAGCGCCGCGCGTGTGATCGCGTGGTAACAGTCGTCTTGCCCGTCACACTTGCCGATGGTCTCGCGCGAGTCGAGCACGAGCGCCGCGCCGAGCGTAACCCATGAAGCGATATCGGCCGCGCGTTGCTCGCCGGCAGTCGGAAGAGCCGGCGTCAGTCTATCGAGCTTGACGCTTTGCGCGCTTGCGCTTTGCGCCGCGAGCACGACGAGAACCGCCGCGAGACTTGAGAGAAGCTGTCTTTTCATCTTCGATTTCCTTCTGAAGAAGTGCGAGCGCCCGCCACGCATACCGCGCCGAGTGTCGAACGCCGTCCTTGTCGCGCGTGCCGCGTTGCATGAAATGCCGAATCCCGGCGTCGGCTTCGTCGGTTGACGCTGCCCGGTTCCATCCGAGAACGCCTCCGTTGTGTTCCATCGCGCCGAGAAGTGAGGCTTCCGAGATCGCTATGATCGCGTCCGGAAAGTAATCGAGCACGCCGGTTGCAACCGGCCGCGCCTTGCGCCCTTTAGATGAATCGGGAAACGTCGTCGCTCGGCTCATGTGTTCCTCTCTTCGAGCGCCTGTCGCAAGTAGATCGCGAGATCGAGTGCTTCCTGATATGCGTCGAGCAACGCATCACGCCCGTTGTGCGCTTGAAGCAACGTGCCGTAACGTTCGAGACCGACCGCTTTCCGCGCTTGAATATCGGCGATCACGAGATCCTGAATCGCCGGCCGGTCATTCGTGACCGGCATCTTCTGATGTTCGTCAACGCCCTTCAGCATCGTTCCGCCCTTCGATCACATGCGCGAGCACGAGCATGTATCCGTGAGTGTCAACGCGGTTATCGCGTTTCGGTTTGTGAGCTTCGCGCCAGAGCTTCATTGCCGCGAGAAGGATCACAACATCTTCGGCCGTGAGATCCGCCTTCAGTTTGTCGGCAAGAATGCCGCTCCAAACCTTCGCCTGAGCCGTATACGATTCGAGCGGAGAACCGTAGGCCGCTTGACGGTCTCCGTTGACGAGACCGTTTGCTTCGTTCATCTCGGATTCGCCCGGCTTCCCGAGAGAAGCCGGACGCGCCGCCGCTCGTTCTTGTGCTGTTGCCATGTTCCGCCCTTCGTGCGCTCGACGCGCGTTAGAGTTTGAGTCTCGGAACTTGCGTCACCGGCCCCGAAAGCGACCATCGCTGATTCACGTAGTATCCGCGATTGTAATACGCCTTGAAGTAGGAAACGACTTCCTCGATTGCGCCGGTCTCCGGATTCTGTCGCGCCATGATGATCCATCCGCCGATGCTCGCGACGAGCTTCTTCTTCCGCATGAACACGGTTTGATCTTGCGTGCAGCCGGTTTGGAAAGCGTGAACGTTTCGCGCTTCGAGATGTTCGGCTTTGTGGTAGTGCCCGATCAGAGCGATTGCCGGCTTCTCGCCGCCTTCGTAACTCTCGATCTGTTTCTGCGACGTGTAGCTGATCGCGTAAGCGGAGCCGCCGCCCGGATGGATCACATGAACCATGCTCGTCTTGCCGCTGTCCTTGTGCTTGAGCGGAACGAACGATTCCATGTAACCGAGATTGACGATATCGGTTCTGCCGCCGCGCTTCATCACGCTTTGCATGTAGCGCCCGATATCGACGCCTTCCCGTTGTGCATACCATCCCTCGTGATCGTCGCCGGAGACCATGAGCGTTCGAATCCCTTTGATCGCCGGGTAGTTCTCGCCCATGTAGGAAAGCTGAGCGTCGAGACCGTGAACTTTGAGTTCGTGCTTGTTGAATCGCGCTTCGCCGTCGATATAGTTCCCCGTGTGAAGAACCGTCTTGATCCCGTTCGCGTCATACACGCGATAGAGATCGTGCAGAGCGTCGAGCCGTTCTTGCTTCGAGCACAAGTGCGAATCGCCGCACGCGCCGAACACATGCCATCCGGCCGCGTCCGAGACGAGAGGCTTTCCGTCGTAAATGCCGCCGGTCTCCGGTTCCGCGCTTTGCGACCATCGATCACCGAACGTGTGCAGGTTCTTGCCCGCCTTGCGAAGCGCGATCAGTTCGTCGAGAACCTTTCCCGCACTCACGCCGCCGAGCGATTCGGAAATCGCAAGCGGAGTGATTCCGTCCGGATTCCGCCGGACAACCTGAAGGATCTTATCTGAGAGCGGTTCCGGAGCGTTCTTCTTGTAACACGTCATGCACTGATTCGAACCGCTGTCGATCTTCTTCGCTCGACACGTCGGACAAAGTTTCAACCCCATTGTTCGCGCCGCCTTTACTTTTGAATGTAGTCAAGCCCGGTTCGAAGCATGTCCGTGAGCCGAACTGCCCGAGTCTTGACCTGTCGCGCCCACTTCGATTGTAACAGCATGTCGGCCGCTCGGTTCCAATCGTCCGTGAGCTTCGTTGCCGCCGCTGTCTCGATTGCTTCTTTCGTCTTGACGAACTCGGTCAAGTGCCATGCGAGATTGAACGCGAGATCGACGAGCACGCGCTTTCGAATCTCGTCGAGCAAGTCGTATGTCGGGAACTGCGAACGAAGCACGCCTTCGAACCGATCAATGTCGGCCGCAAGCATCTTCATTGCTTCGTCGCGCGTGATCGCCGGCCGCTTGCGATTGATCTTCCGGCCGATGGTCTCTTCGAGCGTTGACCATCCGCGATCAGTGACGTTGTAGCCGACGCCAATCGTGATCTTTCCGACCGTGTCGCGATACGGTCGGAGCTTGATCCCTTCGTGCAGGATCAATTGTTCTTGCATGTCGTGCAAGTTCACGATAGACATGTTCGGCGGGTATCCTTGAAAGAGAAGTCTGCAAGTGAAACAGATTGCCGCGAGCGTTTCCGCGCCCGGCATCTTACTTCTTCTCCGCGCTCGCGCTCTCTCGTGCCGCTTCGACGGCTCCGGCAACCTGAATCACTTTGCCAGCCGTCGCGAGAGCGCCGGGCGGAACGTGAGCGACCGAGCCGACGATTGCGACGACTTCCGGATGCTGAGACGCCCAAACCGCGCCCTTCGCGGAGTAGAGCGCAACCTTGCCGAGCACCTTTCCGAAGTTCTTCCAAAAGGTTTTCATCGCAACCAACCTCTCTCGATCCAGTAATGAAAGTGCTGAGAATCGCGCAAGAGTTCGGAGTGTCCGACCTTCGGAACGAAATCATTTCGATCCGCAAGCGGAGATTCGCGCACGATTCCTAAGTGCCCGTCGAAGAGTTCGCCGAGCCATTGCCACCGATCCGAGCCGTCCGAGTGAACGTGAATCCAGTTCCGAACGTTCGGCCGCGCGAGCTTTGCCGTGTCCGCCATGTCCTTACGAATCGGCGAACCAATCGAAATCAGCGTATCACACTTCAGCCCGAGTGCCAAGCCGAAGAGCGCAACCTGTAAGCCGTGCGAGTGAGCAATCAGCGTGAGATCGTTCGACGGGATTCGCGCATCCGGGCACAACGACGGAACGATGTATTCGAACAAGTTCGCGCCGGCTGCCATCCACACGCGAAGATCGCCCTTGCCAAAGCCAACCCCGCCGAGATCCGTTGACCATGTAAACGGGCGGTATACGACCGGCTTGGATTTGCTCTGCCCGAAAACCGGCCGTATGTCTGTCTTGCTTTCGAGGAAGCGCGCGAACGCCGAACCCGGCTCGAACCAATCGAGCGCCGGATCGCCCGGCTTCCATGAGTTCGTGCCAGCAATCAGGATCGCGCGCATGATGCCCCGCCTTACTTCGTGAGTTCGCAGTGAAGCGAGAATCGGATTCCGAGCACGCCGCCTGTAACCTTGCAGCCTGTCGGAACCGCGCCGGCTTGCGCGAGCGCCGCGAGCGCGTTGTTGATCGCCGTCACCTGATCCGCGATGTTCTGATTCGTGTTGTTGAGCGCCGCGCCGAGCGCGTCGAGCGACTGACGAACCGCCGCCGTCTGATTGTTCGAATCGGCGATCTTCAAGTTGAGTTCGTTCTTCAGCGCATCGAGATCGGCCTTCGTGACCTTGTCGCCGGCCGGCGGATCGACCGGCCCCGGCCCGCTGCCGCCCGGATCAACCGGCAGCACGACGGAACGCGCGCCGCTTGCAATGATCTCGCTCATGTTGTCGGACGGGTTCACGTCGTTAACGGGATTCGCCGCGCTCGTCTCGTTCTCGCCCGGAGCCGATACGAGCACGTCTTGACCGAACCACACGCCGCCACGATTGACGATCAGATAGTCGCACGAGATGCGAGCGCCCGTCGTCGGCATCGGACAGTTATTGCCGCCGGCCTTCCCGAGAAGCGCCCAACCTTCGGCACGATGAATCCATGCAGTCTCGTTGAGAATCTTCGCGCCTTCCTTGCCCGTGATCTGAGCCGGATACTTCGAGCGAACCCGCTTGAGCGTGTCCGTCACGCTCTCGCCGCCAGATTGCGCGCCGTATTCAACGACCGTCGTTGCGCCCGGAGCCGGTAGCCTGAACGTGACAATGTTCGAACGTTCCTGCAACGGAACGAAGTTGTTCCGCGCGTCTCCCGCCACGACGAACACGCCGATCTCGTCGCCGGCTGCCGGCCGTGCCTGTCGGAGATTCGGCCATCGGCCATCGTAATAAATGTTGCACTGAATCTGCCCGCGTCCATTGTCGCACGTAACCGACTGATCCTGAATCGCGCCGGTTCCGTCGCGCCACCCATACCAGTATTCGATTGGAGCCGAGCCGTAAAGCGTGCCGTTGACCGGCAGCACGAACCCGAGTGAATACTGAAGAGCGCCCATGTCGATCCGCCCGCCGTCCTCTTTGCAGTCGTCGGCAGGATCAGCGAACGGAGCGCCGCACGTATTCGGCCATCTGTCGCCGCCGTCCTTCTTCGTGAACTCGACGTTGACGCCGTTCGCGCCGACTTCAACGCGCGTGATCTTCGCCGTCTCGTTCATCCGTCCGACGTTACCGCCCGGCCCCTCGAACGTCACGCGCTCGGCCGCGATCACGTTCTGAGCGAAGCTCGAAGTCATGTCGAACGGGATATGCCACGAGTAGTAAAGCACGGAGACGAGCAAGATTCGGCCGATCTTCTTCAGCATGGAAAGTTCCTCAGTGAAAGGTTAACGAGCGTTTGAACCCGTGAGTTTACACGGAACGCGAATCGGCGTCAAGCTGTTATGGCTTGACGCCGCCGGACAAGAGATGATTCTTGACGAGATCGAACACGAACACGACGAACGCGCCGAACGACAACCATCCGGCCTTGACCGTGTTCGAGCGGAACCGTTCGAGCAACGTAATCCGCGTCGTGTGATCGCTCTGCACTTTTAGAGCTTCTTCGACCTTCTTCGACAATTCGAGATGATCGGTTTTCTGCTCGTCGCGCATGTCCTGCAAGAATTGTTGCAGGTTGAAATCGTTCATCGGCCCCATGACGCGCCCCTTACATTGCCCTACGGATTTTGAATTCGATTTGTGTCAAGCGCGCGTCTACTGTGAGCGTATCGCCGCCCGCGTTCGCGTCACGTTCGATCTTGAGAAACATTGTCGGAGTGCTCGACGTGCAACCCGTGATCGTGATTGAGGTAAACGCCGTCGAGTTCTGAGCGTTTGCCGTCGCGTTCGTCGTCGTCGTCACGGTCGAAGCCGTGTTGAACGCTGGATCGATTGTCGTGTTGTTGACGCACACGGTCGAGATATCCCATTTCGCCGCGCCTGTCGTCGCGTTCGCGAACCACAAAAGCCGCGCGTCAAGGTTGCCCGTGAAGTCAGCCGGCACGGGTAGCAAAATCTGCGATGAAATCCTGTTCGCGCCGTCCGGATAGTTGAGCGTTCCGAAGTTTGTATTCGTGCCCGTGAAGCACGTTGCGACCGCCGGATTCGTCGCCGGCAACGACCATGTCGTTGTAGCCGTGACGTTGTTGCAGTTCGCCGCCGGGAACGACACGAGCGAAGGATACGTGACGACGTTTCCGGTTCCTTCCGCGTCAAGCGTCTTGTTCGTGAGCGTGTCCGTTGTCGCCTTGCCGACGACGGTATCCGTTGCCGTGAAGAGTGTAACGGTTCCCGTGTTCGAGAAGTTCGAAGCAATGTTGCCGGTAAGCGTCTTGTTCGTGAACGTCTGAGACGCCGCGAGAAGCGCGACCGTGTCGGACGCCACAACCGGAATCGTGTGCACTTGCGTGTCAGACACGCCGAGACGCGCGCCGTAAAGCGTGATGCTATACGACTGAGCGAACACCCGGATCGGCCGCTCCGCAATCACCGCGAGCGCCGCCAAAGCGACAAGAACCGCAACAATTTTCTTCATGGTATCCTCGTATTTTACCACGATTCGCCGGGCTTATGCCGTGGCGAAGATTTCGATGTAACCTGTTCCGAACACGTCGTTTGTCGTGTTTTGTGGCGTTAGCTGAAGCCGGTATTTCTTGACGCCGGCTGCCGGCGAGAACCCGAGAGTTTGCTTCGAGTTCGTGCCGCTGTAGTCTTGCGCCGTCGCCGTGCAAGAGACGCCGGTTGCCGCATCCGTCGAATCCGTGACGTTGCGGATCTTCGGCGTGACGCCGGTTGCCGCGTTCGTCGTTCGCACTTCGACGCGCGCCTGAACCGTCAAGCCGGCAAGCGAAGTGCCGTCAAGCTCAACGTCGATATAGTTCACCGCGTCTTGAGCCGATGCCACGCGCGGAACCGCTCGGAGCCTGTCGCCGCCGAGATAGTGTTGTATCCGCGCGCTCGCGAGCGAGATTACGTTGTTCTTGATCTTGTTCGCGCTCTGAAAGCCGAACCGTTGATCGAGAATGAAATCAGCAACGACAGACCAAAGAGCCATTATCCTAACCTCTTCATCGGCTCGCCGTTCGAGAACAAGCCGGTTATTTCGTCTCCGAGGAACCCGTAAAACTTTTGCGCCGTCGTCGCCGAAGTCCACGACGACGGAAGAATTGTGTCGTCGCCGAGAATGAACAAGTCGAAGAGATTCCCCATGTCGTAACCGCGAATCTCAACGGTCATTTCTTCCGGATCGACGTTTAGGTTCACGATCCGCAACGGTTGCATAACCCAACCGTTCGCCCCGACGCCGTCGAAGTGCGTCACAAGCACCACGTCGCCGAGTTCGTAATTCATGCCGAACATGCCGGTTTTGAACGTCGCGTAACGCGGAACGTATTTCGACCGGCGTAGACGATGCCGGATCACGTCCTCAGCCGTGTTCGTGCCCGGCGTATACCAATCGGAATCGCTCGTTCGGTTCTTGCCGCGCACGCAAAACAGTTCCGTTTCGGGCGAGTCTTTCGATTGCCCGTTGATCGGATCGTAGTTCGCAATACTCTCGTCGTCTTGCTGCGTTGACTCGAAGCGCCAACCTCTTGCATCGCGCCCGAAGAAATCCTTCGTGTGTCGATAGAGATACTTGTTAAAGTGTTCGTCGAAAGCGTCCTCAATGTCGAACGAATCCGCGATGATATGCCGAACGTCCGTCAGCACTTCGCCGCTGTTCGCTGCCGTGAGGTTTTCCTTTTCCATCACGATAAAGAACTGCATCCGGCGATTGAAACCGCAGTCAACGTCGAACGACAGGTTCAAGCGCGCGATAGCTTCGCGCACGGAGATCCGCTCGCCCTTCTGATACTGCCCGCCCATGCCGAGACCGCCCGCGCCGAGCGACCAATCACCTTGATAGCCGACGCCCGGCAACCGATCTTGTGCGTCGAGTGACGCCTGATCGAATGACTCGGTATCGACCATTTGCAAGCTCGAATCGTCCGGAAAGAACGGAGCCGAGAACCACGCGCCGGCTTTGTAGTTGTTGAAAACCCAATTGATCATGAAATGCTTGTATTGCTGGAAAGCATCCACGATCAAACAGCCGGTTCCGTCGCCCTTGTCCTCGATGCCCGCCACGGAGAACGCGAGCGGAACGCTCTTGTCGTTCGCCGCCGCTGCAACGCCCGCGCCCTTGTCCGGCCCCGTCGCGCCAACCTTGCCGTAAACGACCGTGTAGCGATTACCGTTGATATCCTCATACAACGGAGCGCCCGTGCCGAAGAGCGTCGGCCAATTGTTGTAACCCGGAATAACCCAATCGCCGCCCGCGCCGGCCGTGACCGTGAGATCGCCAATGTTCGAGGAAGCCGGATTCGTTCCGCCGCCGGCCGTGTCGCCGTTGTCGATATACACGCCGTCGATCTGCGTAACCGCGTGCCCGGCGAGAACCCATTTATGATACAGGTTCGCATCGGGAAGCGTGTATTTGCCGACGTAGACGCCCGGATACTGCCCGTCGCCGTCGTCAACGCCGCCGACGACGTTGTTTCGATCCGTGATCTTCCCATAGATGATCGGCACGGGTTCGCCGACCGTAACCGGAACGCCCGTGTTCGCGCTATCCGGCTGATCGAGCGCGTTCGGAAAGTCGGCCTTCGTGATCAACCGTTGCGGAAGCTGATCGTTCGAGTTCTGCGAATTGAACTTGACCGAGAGCGTATCGCCAATGTTGAACTCGAAGAGACGGTTTCCAAGCGGACGATACCGATTGATGAACCCTTTCACGACAGTTCGCGGAGACAATTGCAACCGCCGGCTCGTGTCGTCAATCATCCGCGCCGTGATGCCCCGGCCCGTAAAGTATTGCGTCGAGAAGTTCCCGAGCTTGTTTCGAACGCGCCCGTCAGTGTCGGCAACCGTGAAGTTCCATTCTGCCCCTTCGTATTGCCCGCGCCTGTCCGAGAGACCGCGCGTGATCGTGCCCCAATTCTGCACGATATGATCCTTGAAGCCGCCAAAGTAAGTTGACGGATCAGGAAGCGCGATCTTCGACCACACTTCGAGCGTGTTCTTCACGTCGAGAAATTCAACCCATGTCAACGGAGCCGTGATGCTCGCAAGCGGAAACGTCGATTCGTCCGGATCGGAAGTCGAGAACGGCCCGCCGAAGCACACGCTCGGACCCGACACGAAACCGCCCGCGAACGCGATGTAATCGTAAACGACGCCGGCTTGATTCATGTTCGGAGTTCCCGTCGTCGCAACGGTAAATCCGTTCTGATCAAATGCCGTGATCGTGTTCGCCCGATTCGTTCCGCCGCTGTAAACGTGCGCCGTCGTCTCGCCGGCAAACCGATACATCTTGTCAACGCCCGTCTGTGGCATGATTAGAACCATGCCCGCGTTGTAGAGCGGGAATTGAAAGTTAATCGTTCGCGGATTCGTGCCGTCGCCGGTATAACTGCCGATGAAACACAAGCGTTTCTGATTGAACACGTTCAACGAGCGGAAGCCGAAGTAATGAAGCGACGTGCAATTGAACGTCAAGAGCTTCGAGCCAGCCTGAAACGTGCCCGCGCCCATGCTCTGAATACCGTCCGCTTCGGCCGCGTCCGATCCGCCGATAGGCGTAGAGCTATCGCCGACATGCGTTAGAGAACTCCGCATGCAATTTTTCTTCTGAGTCGCCGACGAAAAGAACAGCCCGAACGCGAACAACATTTCGGGATTGAACGTCGGATCGTCCGGAAAGAACACGTTCTGATTGTCGCCAAAGGTTCCGCTCGTCGATTGCGAGTTCGGCGAGTCGGCCCCGAGAACCATCATGCGTCGTTTCGGATCGCGGATCGCGAGCCATCGAACCGTAATACCGGCTTCGTTTACGTGCGCGTTGTCTGAACCGGGAAGAACGACGGTCATGTATCCGCCGCCGCCCGGCCGATCTGCAACGCGAACAAGCCCGTTGCTCGAATAGTTCGTTCCGGAGCACGTCTGAGCGAACGAACCGAGAGGTTCGATCTTCTCGTGCCAAACACAACCCTGTCGGTTGTCCGGCTTGAGCATCAAGAATTGAGGTTTGAACGGAAGATCCACGTCGAGAACTGTTCCATTCCCGACGTAACTCCCCGTCGCGATCTCAACGTCGCCAGTCGGAGCAATCGTTGCCGGCGGATCGGCTCGTTCGTGCTCAACGATCAAATACAATCCGTTGATGAACGTCGTTCCCGCGCCGGCCGTGTCGCCGTCCTTCACTCCGACTTCGAACGTATCCGTCGCTTTCCAATTCGCGGTATCACCTGTCCCGAGAAAGAAACTGCTACCCGGATTTTTGTTGCCGGTCGGATCAGGATTCTTGAAGCCCGCGCTCGGAGACGTGCCAGTCATGACCGGCGAGTCAGTTCGAACGCCGTTCCGGATAACGAACGTCTGCCAATTGCCGCGCGTGATGCCGCCATAGACCGCGACACACGCCGACTTGATCGTTCCGATGCCGGCCTGAACGCCGTTTTCCATGACCGCCGAGAGACGCGGCCCGCTTGAAATCACGTTCGTTCGGCAATTGTCGGAGTTCGTTGCGGAACCTGAGAGCGGACGTTGAAGCAACGAACGATAGTCTTGCGTCACAAACTGCTGATACGTGCCGAGTGAAACCGGCCGAAGCGTCGTGATGAAGCCCGGCCCCGGAATCACTTCGGAGTCTGCAACGTAGTCGTCGATATCGAGAACGCCGCCGGTCATGCCGGCGATTGCGATGTTGTCCTTCAACCATCGATCCGCGTTCGCGCCCTGTCGCCCGGTATAGTTGATCCCTACGTCCACGCCGCCCGGCATGAACACGTTGACAGCATTTCCCGCAACCGCCGGCAACGCGCCGATTGCAAGATACGGATGCGGAGTTTGCGCGAATCGGTTGTAGAGATACGAACCTAAGCCGTATTGCCAAAATGGATCGTCAACGATCCACGCGATTTCGGCGTTCGTCGGAGTCGGGTTCGTCGTCGTGCGATACGCAATCGCGACGTTCAACCGATGCCACTTCGAATCGAAGAAGCTGTTTGCCGTCGTGCCGATCAGCGTCGGAGATCCCGCGTTGCCCTGATTGTAGGCAGAGATTTGCCCGGTCGGAGTGATCGCCATGTGGATCGCCGGAGATCCTTCGGCCGTGCCGCCCGCGCCGACGCCGTTCGCGCAATGGTAAAACTGAAGATCAGCCGAGCCGGTCGGAAGCGCGCGAATACGGAAATACACGCGGAAAGCGTGAATCACATACGTATTGTTTTGCGGACCATTCGAGCCGGCTTGCGCTTGAAAAAACGTCGCCCAATTTTGAATGCCGTTGTTTCCGGTTGTGTCCTGTCCCGAGAGCGTAGCCGCGCCGCCGCCGCCAATCGCAAGACGGCCGGCCGTGCGAACTTGTGCGCCCACACCCTGAACGTTATCAGGTTGCGGAGTGTTCCCGGTAAAATCCCAACCTTGAAAAGCAAGTCGAGCCATTAGAGCGGCATCCCTCGTGAGAGTTCGCAGAAGTCGAGCTTGATCGTCGAAGAGTTTCGGAAGTTCCGATCCGCTTCGAGCGTTTCCTTTTCGAATCGAACTAGCATCGCGTCGTTGATCGCCGGATCAAGCACCATGAGCCACGGCAGAACCTTGCCCCGCGCCGCACGATGCAACGACTTGAACGCCGTATAACCGGCGTCCGTCGTCTCGACTTCGCCGTTGACGTGGCGGATCTTCGTGTTGAGATCGTAAATCAATTCGACGCCGTGCGTCGTCTTGTGCGCGATCATCGGATGTTCGTCGGTTTCCGTGAAGCCCCAATGAATGTTAACCGGGAACTGAGACAGCGTGCGACCGAGAATTATATCACCGATTGCGACCGCTGCCGCGTTCACGCCGACGACGACGACGCGCCAGAACCGAAACGAAATCCCGACGCCGAGATCCTTTAGGTTCATCCACGGATTGACCGGCATTCCGTCCTCGTGATACGCCGGAATCGTGAACGTCTGATTGAACGTCGGAGCGCCCCACGCATTTGTTGCGTTGCCTTGAAGTCGCACTTCAAGCCCCGGCGTCAAGTTGTGCATCACGAGTGAAGCGATCTCGATGGTTTTCGCAGAACCTAAATCGCGAACCCATGATCCCGTTGTCGTCGTGAGCTTCGCCGGCTTCGCCGGGTTCAAGTCTCCGAGGTTTGTTGCCGGATACGCCGCGTCTCCCGTGCCAGTGTTCACAACCCAATCCGAGCCGCCGCCATTGGCAACGGGAGACAGGTTCTCGCCGGGCAGAACGTAGACGAGACGAGAAGTGATCGCCATGTTCCTTAACTCCCGAGAATTTGCTTCAAGTCAGTTTGCGACGTGCCCTTGTTGTTCTGCAACCAATCAAGGATACGCGGCCCGATCTCGCTGTAGACAAGCCGGCGAATCTGTTCAGCGTCGGCCGCAACCGTGTTGATATTCACGTTCACGGAACCGCCGCCACTGCCGGCCGAAGCGTTCGCCGCCGCACTCGCCGCCGCCGCGCCGCTCGCCGCGTTGATCCAGTTCTTGACCGTTTCCGGCTTCACGATCAATTCGCCGCCCGGCGTATCGCCGACCATCGCGAGCGTAGGCTTGCGAACGTAGGCTTCCGTTGCGAAGCCCGGCACTTCCCCGCCTTGACTGTCCGGCTGCCCTTCGCTCTGATACTCCGTCGTCACGCGAATACGCTTGTCACTCGGAATCGCCGCGATAGCGCCGGCAAGCCCGTTCGCCGCCGACGTGCCTTCGTCGAGCGCATCCGGAACGCCGCCCATCGTCGAGACGAGCTTGTTAAGCGCCTTCACGACACGGTCGAAGCCTTGCGTCATAGTCTCCGAGAACGTGATTCCGGAACCCGCGAGCGACGTTACCTTGTTGCCGTTCTCGTCGGTTAGCTGCCCCATCTCGATCATTTTTTGAATGATCGGTTTCATCTCCGAAGGAATCGCTTCGCCGGCTTTGATCGACGTGTTGATATAGTTGTTCATGTTCCCCGCCATTTTCTCAATGACGAGGTTGTTATCGATCCCGCTCTCGACGAGCAACCGATATTGATTTTCCAGCTTCACGGCCTGTTCGGTAAGCTGTTGCTTCCGCATCTTCGGCCCAAGCTGATCAACCGTGAACCCGTATTCGGAGATCGCGTCGTTCAAATCCTGCTGATCCTGAGCGTTATCGTTCATAACGTTCTGGATCTCTTCCATCGCTTTCTTGTATTTCTCCGGGTTCTTCGAATCCCAAAGGTTCTTTACAACCCCTTCGGCTTCGGCCGCGCTCTTCCCCGCTTTCAAATACGCATCGCGCACGGCAACGACGGAGTTTTTCCAACCGACGTTACCCGTTTCGAGAAGCTGAGTTTTCGTGAGCGACTTCGAGAGCAAATCCTGAAACGCGGCAACGTCCTTCTTGCCTTGCGTGTAAACCGGATCTTCCTTGAACATGCCGACGACCGCGCCGACGCCCGCGCCGATTGCCGCGCCCCACGGCCCGGCGATCATTCCGTATTTCGCGCCCGTGATCGCGCTCGATGCAACCTGTTTGCCCTTCGTGTTCGGCTCGCCGATCAGACCTTGCGCCATGTCGAGACCGACGCCAAGCCCGCCCATTGCCGCCATGCCCTTGTTACTCGTCGGCTGAAACTTCGAGAAGAAGTCTTGCGTCTTGACGAGACCTTGCTTGACGTAATAGTTCAGCGAATCCATTGCGCCCGCGCCGACTTGCCCGAAGATGCCGGAGAACGCGCCCTTCAATCCATCGCCGAACTTGCCGCCGGAAAACGCTTTGAGTAAATCAGACGTGACGCCGTCCGCCCACTTTTCCGTTTCGGCTTGCATGTTCGCGAGCGACTGAGCATACGACTGCTCGGCGTCCTGCATTTTTTCGCGGGTATCGTCCGCAATCGCTTGCATCGCTTGGTCGTAACCGAACACCGTCTTGTCGAGCGCGTCCTGTTTGGCTTTCGCTTCGCGCTCGATAACCGATTTCGCATAGTCAAGATCGTTCATCGAGCGTTTGTTACGCCGATCCTGAGCGTCCTTGTATGACTCGTCGGCAATCTTCAAGTTCTCGATGATCGCTTTGTTGATCGCTTCCGTGCGCTTCTTCAAGAACTCTTCCTGATCTTTCATGATCCGGTCGAGTTCCTTCTTCATGTTGTCGCCGGCTTCCTTGAGAGTCATCTTCAAGAAAGCCTGTTTGATTACTTCCGGCAATTGCTTTCCGCGAACTTCGGCTTCCGCAACAAGATCCTTGATCCCGTTGCCGTAGAGCTTCATTACGGATTCGATGCTCGCGCCATTCCTCGACGCTTCCGTGAGCGCCTTCGAAAGCTCGTTCACCTTCTTGTTGTAAGCGTCGAGAGCCTTATCCGCTGCCGCGAGTGCTTGCCCGTGATCGTTGATCGCGCCGATGTTCGTCTTTACCGCGCCCGTGTTCGTGTCGGTTGCCGTAGACGCCGCAACCATCTTGCCTTGAACGCGCGCAAGAGCGCCGTCGAGACGAACGAACATGTCGTTCTGATCGCGCACGCCGATAGACGACTGAACGGCCGCGCCGCCAACCTGAAAGAATCCCTTCGCGGCCCCGTCGAGCCACGTTGCCATTTCCTTAGACGAGTTCTTGAGAGCTTCGAAGTTCACGCCGACGCCCGGCAGATATTGCCCGACCGCGCCGATTCCCTGCAAGAGCCGCGCGAACCACGACGCAAGCTGAGCGATTGCGCCCGCTACGCCGTCGAACACGGCTTGAGCGCCGGAGAACACACGCGCGATAATGTCGCCGGCTGTGACGCACACGCGCCCGAACTCGACCATGTAGATCGCGCCCTGCTCAATCGCTTTGACGATGTTCTTGATTGCGTCGTCTGTAGTATTGCCACCGAACACGGCTTGCAGAATGTCGCCGACGCTTTCGAGCGCCGCCCCGAGAACCTTCGACGACGCCACGCCGGACGCGAGATCGTCCTTCCAATCTTGCAGCTTCGCCGACGCTTGCTCGAACGTGTCGCCGAAATCCATCGTCGCGCGTCCGCCTTCTTTCAAGACGCGCGTAAGCTCGGCGATTACCGCCGACGACTTCGCCATTTTCTGATCGTGCTCGTTGAGTTCGGACGCATCCACGCCGCGCGCCCGCGCGAGAGCTTCAATCGTCGCCTTCTCGTCGATATTTAGACCGATGCCTTTTAGCTGCATCGTCTTGCCCGACGCCATTGCATCGGTAAGCACGCGATACGCTTCCGCCGTCGAGCCGCCGATTCGTTCCGCGAGAACTCGCGCGCCTTCGCCTAGAGTCTTGAAGTCACCATCGGTAACTTTCATGCCCTGCGAAAGAGCTTGGTTCGTCATCTTCATGAGTTCGAACTTCGGAATCATTCCGTCAACCGCAGTCTGAAGCGTTTTCATAGACTGCGAGCCGTTGAGACCGATGCTCTTGTTCAGAAGATCGAAATTCTCTCTTACATCGTTGATCTCACTGCCGCGCTTGCCGAGTTCGATAATCCCGCCGACGATTCCGAAGATCGCATCTTTCACGACGCCGCCGGCTCGGAAAATATCGCCGGCCGTGATCACAACCGACTGACCGAACAAAGTCCAACCCTTCGACGCTTTATCCGCGCCGCCGTTAGACTTCTCGACTTCGTCGTTCAGACCGGCGATTTCCTTACGGGCTTTCGCGAACTCGTCGCCCGTAAGGTTCTTCGCACTAATCTTTATTGTGAGTTCCTGATCCGCCATCGTCCTTCTTCTTTCGCGCGAGATCCAAATCTTCCCGAAGCTCGTCGAGCGCCACGCTCTCTAACAGCTTGAGAGCTTGCATGAGCTTTGCCGGTTGCTCGGTCATGCCGCCGGCTGTCGGTAGCGCAACCTGTTCGATCTTCGGAGCGCCGCTCATTCCGTCAACCGCCGGCTTATAGCACAAATCGAAAATCGCGATAGTGTGCTGATGCTCTTTCAAATCGAGCACCGGGCAACGAGTCGCTTTTAGTCCGTTGCTTCCGATCCAGACAACGGAACCGTCGTGATCGGCTCGGCAACCACGGTCACGGCAGAGACCGGCTCGTTGACAGGATCGGCAGTCTGCCCCGGTTTCTGCCCAACCTGTTCCTTCTCGTGCTCTTCCGAGAAAGGCACGAAACCGAAAAGCGGTCTCAAGACTTTTTTTGCTGGCGGTTCCTGCGTATTCTCGACGTGAACGATCCTCAAAAGATCGCGGATGATTCGCTCGCCGCCGTATGCGTTTGCCAGTTCAAGCCCGTTCCGAATCGGTTTCACTTCCGCGTCGTCGTTCTCGAAGTCGTCTGCGAACTCAAGATCCTGTCCGCTCTCGACTCGAACGTAACTCGCGAGCGTGTGCTTGATGAACTCATCCGAGAACGCTTCTTCGGCCGCGTCCATCGCATCGTATTTCGCTCGCTCTTCCGCCGTCATTTCCTGAAGCCGGCGGTTCTTGATCTCCGCGTCGGAGAACACGAATTCCTCTCGCTCGTTCTTCGTGCCCGCGTCGAGCAATTTCTTTTCCTGCTCGTCGTTCGTGTCCTTGCGCGCAACGAGCGCGTTGCTTTCCGGGTTCGCGCTCTTGTAGTAGTCGCGCCCGAACTTCGTTTGCTCTTCGATGGTCATTGCCTTGATCTTCAGACGAACCGCTTTCGGAGCGCCCGACTTTGGATCATGGATGTTGATCACCGATCTGTGACATTTCAATTGCATGTGCTTCCTCGTGCTCGCGAACGCGAGCGTTGACGTGTTTTAGTTCTGAGGTTGCGAAGGAAGGAAGCGGAACGCTCCGGCCGGGAATGCCGGAGTCGCCCCGCTCATGTCGCTACAGTGTCGAAAGAATGATCTTACGATCTCCGTTAGAAGATCGCAAGGTAAAACTCGTCGTTCGCGCCGTCCGCCGATTCGAGCGCCGTTCCCTTGAACGACCAGTTCGAAGCCGTGTCGGGAGAATCCGTATCCGGAACCTTCCAATCCACGATTGGAGCGTAGCACGCAACGATGTTGCCTTCCGTGCGGCCCGTCTGCACGAAGAGCGGTTTCTGAGTGCCCGCAATCGCGAAGTCGTGCAGCGTTGCCGGCGTCTCAACGAACGCATCGAGAGAGACCGAGACCGAGCGCCGGCCATCGCGGAACACTTCGGAAGCGTAACCCGTGTCCGCGTTGCCGCCGTATTCCTCGTTCCGCACGCGAAGCCCGTTCGTGAGATCGAACGTCGCCTTCTTCGTCAGATACGACGTTGCGCCGATCAGGACGTCGCCGACGATCCCGCTCGGCGGATTCTGCAACCCGACGAACGTTGACGCGCCCGGATCAGCAACCGCGTTCGCATCGTTGAACTCGGATTGAGCCGGCCCCGAAGCCGAATACATCGGCTCCGCGTTCGCGTCGAACGTGACGTTGAACTTGTCAACGCCGATGCCCCGGCACTCGCGCCGGAAGCCCGAGAGAACGTGCAGGATCGCGAGAGAGATCGACAGATCGGTTGAGAGCTTGTAAACGAGACCGCCCTTGACTGCCGACGTGTTCGCCGGAGCCGCCGGGAGTGCAGGTGCCCACGTCGCGATGCTGCCGGCAATGTTCGTCACGAAACGAACGTATTTCTTGCCCGCCACGACGAACAGCAACGCATCGCGGCCGGCCTGAAGCCCGGCAACGCTCGTGAGAGTCGCGCTCGTCGTCGTCGCCGCCGCGTCGTTGATCGTCGTCGAGAGCGTGACGTTTGACTTCGTGCCGAACGCCGCTTCGAAAATCTTATCCGACTCCGGAAGCGTGTTCAGCGTTCCGCTCGGCCGGATCAGACCGTGAACCGAATCGAGGTTCGCAACCGCGCGCCGGTCGAATACGACGACCTGCCCCGGCGATTGCTTTTTCTCGGTCGAGTTCACGCGCCCGAACGGATCGAACATGAACTTGAAATCAATGTGACGAAGCGCGTTGACGGCATTCGAAAGCGTGTTCGAGCCGTTCGATCCGTCCTGTTTCTGCCCGTAGCCGGCTCCGTTGCCGCCGCCCGCGCCGGCTTCCTTGACCACGTAGAGCCGCCCCTTACGACCAATGTTCAACGACATGACTTATTCCCTTTCCTCTGTCGGTTCGTCCGACTCGACCGGCTGATCGGCCGGCTCGTTGACTTCCTCGAAAACGTCCGCCGGAATCATGCCGGCTTCCATGAGTGACCGAAGCGTTTCGCCGCCGCTGTCCGGAATCTCCGCGTCCACGTTTGAGAGCGGCCCGAAGTGCGCGCTCCACTCGCCCGCGAGATGCTGAACCGCTCCGCTTGCTTTGACTCGCAACATGATCACGCCTTCCTTTATGGCACTGTCGGAATTCCGTAGCGCCGATATATCTTGCAAACAATCGGCTGAACCGTGATCACGATTGAAGAGCCAACGCCGGTAAACGGCTGAATGACTCCGCAACGTGTATCGCACGCATGACCGCCGCGCGTCATGTCCGCTTCAAGTGCGATCTCCAAGTCGGCCGCGATGTTTTCCCACGCTTGCATTTTCGCGAGCGGATCGGTTGTATCAACGTCGATCCGTCCACAAATGTTGATCACGAAATCTTCCGTGATCTGTTCCGACTGAAAAAATTCCTTCTTGCCGTCCGGCGTCGGCTCGATCAAGTAAAACGGAAAATCCGGCCCCGCGTGCGTCAACAAGTTGATCGTCGGATCGAGCGAAACCTGAGAAGCGTTCGCAACCGGATGATGATACACGTTCGCATCGGTCATGCCCTGCAACGTCGCTTGCAGGTTTTTGAGAATCAGCGTTCGCGTGCTATCAGGAACCGGCATTGTCGTTCAACGCTTCCCCGACTGCCGTAGCTATCAACCCGCGCGCCCATTCTTTCTTTTCCGAGAGCGTGTGAGCCATGAACCCGACAGCCTTTAACCGAACCGAAGTTTTCAGCACGAACAACGGAACGACCGATCCATCCGCGCGCTTCCCGAAGATGATCCGGTTATGCACGAACGTTCCGACGTATCCGTAACCTTGCGGCCCGGCGATTAACTGCCGCGCCGTGAACCGCGAAACGCCCTTGTTCGTCAACGCTTCCCCTACGGGAATCGTCAAGTTCTGAGCACTCTTCGGCGTGATCGTTGCGCCGAGATCCTGAGCGCGCATATACGGAGCCTTCGTCAAGTCCGGCCCCGCAACAACGACAATGTCGCCGCCTTCGTCGTAAACGCGATATGTGACCGAGCGACGGCCCGTTCCCGTTCGCGTGTTCAATCGCTGTCCCGAAAGTTCCTCTTCCTTCAAGTGCTTAACGAAGCCGAGACCGATCTTCGTCATAGCGTCAACAAGCCGCTTCGCGATGTTCTTCGGAGCGTTTGTCAACATGACGGAAACCGCGTCGGCTCCGTCAACCTTCATCTCGATCATTATCTCATATCCGCCGTTTGATGTAGTGCGAGAACGCATCACGGAGATCCTTCGGCAAATCTTGAGGAATCGTGATGTTCTTCCCGCCTTCGCTCACGTTTTGAGACACGATCAAGTCGTTCGCCCATCGCTGATACAGGAACTTGCAGTAATCAAGCCCCATACCGTAGAGATCGCGCGGAAGCGCCGCGCCGTCTTGCTGATCCCATCCCGGCGTATAGTCAACCGAGACGAGACGCCGGCCGCTGAACTCGAACGGATACAAGCCCGACGACGCGCCCGAACTCGACAACAGATAAATGAAACCGTGTCGCGCGTCGAGTTCATACGCCGAAGAGTCGAGCGCCGCCGGGAACGCAACGTTCATGCTCGGCCGGATCTTCACCGCTTCGACCGAGAAGATCGGATAATCCGGAAGCGAAATCTTGCCGTTGCAATCCGGCCCGTCGAGAACAAAGCTCGTGATCGCCCGCTTGACGATCTTCCGCCGGATGAAGTTTTCGATCCGCGAAGAAACGCCGTCCGCAAGCTGAGTGATCGCCGTATCGTGCCCGTTGCCGGCAGCCGTGTTCTTCGTGACGTAGGCTTTCGCCACGCCAAGCGACCACATAGTTGTTGCTGCCGTTGCCATCGAAAGAATCTCCCTGAAACGACAAACGCCGAGCCGGTTTCGTCCGGCCCGGCGTTTTGCCCTTTGCTATTGCTCGCCGCCGGCCGCTAGTTAGACGGCCGCGTTGTGTCCGATATGGCCGAGAACAGCCACGACGCCGAACGTGTTGTTCGAACCGGCGTCCGCCGACACGACCTGAATCAGCCGGAGATACCGCTTCGCTCCGCGATAGCCGAGCTTCGCAACCGTGTTCTGTCCCGCGCCCGCGTCGGCCGCGTTCAGATCCGAGAGCGAACCCGAGAGATCGGTTGAAGCAACGTCGTTCTCTTCGCCGGCAAACACGCCGGTATCGCTCTCTTTGAGAGCGGCAGTCAGAACGCCGTCCGTTTTGGTTCCGATGTTCTGCACGAACAGGCACGACTGAGACAGCTTGCCGGAGTTCTGCCGGTCAACCGTCACGCCGTTGTAAGTGCCGTTCGCACGAGCCACCGGATCGAGAACTCGCACGACTGAAACGCGATTGTAAAGGTCTCGCATGATTCTTTTCCTCTGTCTTTTCTGTCACGCTGCCAATCAGTGACCGCCGATTACGTGAGCCTGTTTCGGCCGGCCCGGTTTGGAGAATGGAGCCGTTCATTATTCATGAACGGCCCCGGTTGCTGAACGTTCACCGCGTCTTACGCGATGTTCTGTTTCACGAACGCTTCCGCGAGGATCACCTGTCCGCCGACGCGCCGAGTCGTGTAGAACTCGACGAACGGCTTCGAGGAATACGGATCGCGCAGAACCTTGACGCCCATGCGATCAACGATCTGGTATCCGCTCTTGAAGTCGCCGAAGAGGATCGGCTTCGCGCCGCCGGCAATCGCCGGCATGTCGAGAGCTTCCCGATACGGCTGACCGAGGATCGTCGCCGGATTGCCGACGCCGAGCGCCGGTTGCCATGCGTAGATCCCGCTCGTCGCGTCCTTCAGCGTTCGCACGACGCCAACCGTCGCCCGACGCATGATGAACGTTGCCCGAACCGCGTAAGGCTCCGGCAGAGCGTGATACAGCGCGTAAAGCCCGTCGATTGTGAGCGTCGTTCCCGAACCGCTGTTCACGGCCGCGATATCGGCGTTCGTCATCAAGCCTTCCGGCTGAGTGACGCCGTTTCCGTTCACGAACGCGGTTCCTTCGAGGATCGCGAAACGCTGATCGACCTTGCGGGAGATCCAGCCTTCCACGTCGAACGCAACATCGTCGAGCATCTTCTGTGAAGCCTTCGGCTTCGCATACTGCTCGAACGTCGGAATGTTGTCGTTGCCGAACGTGCCCGACACGGTCTCCGGACGCGCGGAACGCTCCGAAGTCCAACCCGCATCGAAGTTCGTCGCGCCTTCCTTCGGCACGTCGAGCGAGTCACCGATCCCGATGGTCTCGATTGACGCGAGTTCGCGGATCGGCGAGAACTGCTGAAGCCGTTCGACGATTCCCGCGCGAACGTTCTTCGGCAGGAAGTAACCGCCGTCCGGATCGCTGTCGCTCGCAAGCGTCTTGATCTCGATCTCCGTGAGCTTCTGATCGCCCTTGCGGAAATACTGAGCGAACGCCTTGCGATACTGCTCGTCCTGCTCGGTCATTTCGACCGCGCCGGCCGAACGCGCCGGCCGCGACAGCTTCGCTTCGAGAGCGTCGAGACGAGCGTTGAACCCGTCAACCGCCGCCTTCGTGTCGCCGAGCGGAGCGCCGAACTTCTTGACTTCTTCTGCCACGCGCGATTCGAGCAAGCTCTTCATCTGCTCGAACTGCGTGTTGATCTGAGTGACGATCTCTTTCGCTTCCATTTTCATATGTCCTTTACTGAGTGAGTTTCCCGAGAGCTTCGCTCGCTGCCAATGCAAGAGCGAACGTCTCGGCTTCGTCGCTCTGAAGTTTCGCCGCCGCTTTTTCAGCGTCGAGCGCATCGATCAAATTTTTCAACGACTCGCCGGTTTTCAAATGCGAGTCATACGCGGAGCGAATATGTGCTTCGTTCGCTGCGCTCAGAGCGCGGCCGGCCTTGATCTCGGCAACCGCCCACTGAATGAATTCCACTTCCCGATCTTCGAGAGCCGCCTTCACGTCGGTAACTCGCGCGTAGTCGTTCGCCGGGAACGTCACAAGCGAGATTTCCCACAAGTCGATCTCTTCGATTTGCCGGAGACCGTTCTTGTCGTAACTCGCCTTGTCCGTCACGTAGCCGATTGAGATCCCGTCGATCAAATCGTTCTGCAAGCGCGTATACATGTCCTTCGCGCTCTGCAATTCGAGAACGAGCTTGCCGCTCGCGAGAAGCGAATCCGGCGAATCGCTCAACGTCGCCATGCCGATCACGTCGGCCGCGTCGTGCTGAGCAAGCACCTTGATCCGGTTGCCCTTTTTCTGAATCGACTTCGTGAACGCGCCGGGCATCACGATATCGCCGTAAGAATCGACGACGCCGTATACGGACGCCTTGCCCATGAATTCGCCGTTCGCGCCGGCTTTCACTTCCGTTAAGGCAAGGTTCTTGTATGACAGGCGCACGGGTAATCCCTCTGAGAGAACAATAACCGACCGGCGGAATTGTTGTGTTAACAATTCATTTCCGGCACGTTTCGAGGTAGTCTCCGGCTTCTGAAACCGCGAGATCCCGAACGTAGCCTTCGCGCGTTTGCTTCGAGACTTTCCCGAGAGCCGCGAGCGCGCGAGCTTCCGACGCCGTCACGTAGATCACGATTCGAACATTCGACCGTTCGCCGGCCCGCGCCGGCCGGCCGCGCCGCGCCGCGCCGCTCGTTGAGAGCATTACTCTTCCTCTCCCGGTATCACCGGAGATCCGTCGCGCTCACAATTCGGATGCGCGATTGGATTTGCAAGAAACCAATCGAGCGTTTGCGTCGTTCCGTCCACGGCCCGGCATTCCTCGTCGTCGTCGCCGTCCACGATCACGACTTCCTTTACGCCGCTCTGTTTGTAGCCGAACGCCGTTCCAGTGTTGTAAGCAATCGCCGTCTCCGTGCGCGCGATACGATCCGCGCGCCAATCGGCGAAGCCGTCGAACTGCTCGGACACGAGATCGCCGATCTTGTCGCCGAGTTCATTCGGCGTGATCTCTTCGCCGCTGTCGAGCACGTTCCGGATCAGCGTCGAGACCGCTTCCTTCGTGAAGTCGTCAAGCTGAACGATTCGGTCGCCGACGTATCCGGTCATGTGCGAGCGGACAAACGGATCGCTCGGCTTGAATTTGCCGCCGGCTTCGTCCGCCGCTCGTGCGCCTTGCGTCTCGACGATCAATCCGACCGCGTCTCCGAGTTCGGCCTTCACGTTCGCGTGATACTTTTCCCAATCGAACCCTTCGACGATCTTCTTGATCTTCGCGTCCTTGCCGGCTTTCTGCTCTTCGATGAAGCGCGCAACGCCCGCGTCGAACGCCGCCTTCACTTCGTCGAGTTCGGCAGCCTTCCGGCACGCCGCTTCCGTTCGCCGCATGAGCGCCGAGCAATACGCCGCCGGATCGTCAACCGATCCGGTCATGCGCTCGACGCACGCCGCGAAGTTCTCGAACTCGCACTTTTCACCGAACGGCATTGTCGTTCCCCTTACAGCTTCGAGATTTCGCGCCG